GATTTTTTTTTTTTTTTTTTATTTTTTTTTTTTTCGTTTCTTGTTTGAAACGGACGAACGTAGCTTTCATAAAACGTCATGATGCAAAGGAATGTGAAGATTGATTTTTGTCATAAAGTCATAGAGAGTTATAGGAGTTTCGTCAGGATTGATGAAGTCGGGACGGTCTGTAAATTGGAGAGGCCACATCGGGTAGATGTCGTGTGGACCATGCCATTTAGACAGGTTGTCGCGAATTTCGTAGAAGGTGGGAAACCGATCCAGGTTGCGAACGAGAGTGGGAAACAGTTCTTCGATGTTAACGGAGAATATTTCATAGAAACCGAGTTTCTGGTAAGGAATGATGATTTCTTTGAGTTCGGAGGCGGAGAGATTGGATTTCTTACGTGCATCGAGATAAGCGTGATAGCATAATTGATGTACGGCGTGGTCGTGACCAGCGTTTGCGTAAGCGATACCAATGGCGCGAGACATAAGGATAGGATAACGATTCTTGTCCAGGATGGTGCGTTCTGGATAAGCCAGGGTAGCGATAAGTTTGGAGACATCGCGATGAGGCATACCATTAGCGTTTGTGTAACCGAGTACTTCGATTTTTGTGCGAAGTCGCGTGATCCATGATTTGTCGGGAGAGACGATCATGTGCCAGCGGTCGAGTGCGTATTCTGGATACCATTCATAAAAGTCAAAGATGCGTGTGAGATCACCGAGGTAGAAGACGAGATTGTCATCACCTTGAATGAAGAGACGGAAGCACTTGATTTGATCGATGGAAAATCCAAATTCGAGGAGAGCATCGACGAAGATGAAGAGGTTAACGAAGGAGTCGAGGATCTGGGTCATGAAGATGCCGGAAGGGACACCAGCGAGTAGGCGAACGTAGCCATAGCCATCAGGAGTGATGAAGACCATGAATACATACCACCACCAGATGAAGGAGAGGATGTTGAAGATAACGAATGAGAAAGCGACGACGTGTTTTGGAAACAAGTTGTTTGATTTCTTGGCAAATTCTTGAAATTTGGGTTCAGATTTGTCGAGATTGTCGTATTTCTTTTCGAAATCATATGCGTATTGATCTTTTGTATAGATCGTTGATTGTTGATAGCCGCGGTCGACACGTATTATCATGGGAATGAAGGTAGCCCAAAAATGATAGATTATTGTGAAGGGAGCGAGTTGATCAAAGCGAGAGTAGTCAAAGCCCATAAAGACATTGAATTCAGTCGAAATGCGGTGAAGTTCATGCATACCACCACGAATAGTTTCGTAGGACCAGAGGATACAGTTGTCGGGTTTACGACACTGAGCCATTAGGCCAAGGGTGAGCATTGCTTCAAGCATAAGGAAAAGCATAGGTGCATTGTAGACGGGACGGACTTTCAATTTCGTGATTTTGGAAATCTGAGATCGAACGTACATGACAGTTGGGTTCATGAGTGTCCAGTACAACATGCGTTGTAGGAAAGAAGTTTTTGATTCTGAGGGATCGTGGGGGATAGGCCAACCAGTATATTTAATGTTGTGAACGATTCGACGGCAGCGAAGAAGGAGCGAATTGAAGAAGAAGCCTTTAGATCGGGGATTCTTGGAGTAGTCAAAACGATCTTCGAGTTGAGAAGTGTCGCGGAGATGAGTCCAGTAACGTGTGCTTTCATTTTGCATGTCGGAAGAGTGATGCGCATGGTAGTCAGCGGAAGTGACGAGAGACCATTTGTAGAAGCGAAGGTCAGGGAAATTGACCGGTGGATGGGGCACGATGGGCAGAAAGTGGAATATCAGGATCATGATTTCATTGAGACGTTGGGAAGTTACGTCTTTGACGGGGGAAACAGCTTGGTTGAAGTTTTCGAAGATAGCGTCGATGTTGCCAGCGGGTCGGCAGTAATCGGAGATAACATAAACATAAGACATGAATGATGTAGCGAGTAGGTTGACGATTGTCCATAGGGCGTTGAAGCCAGTTCTTGGAATAGATCTGAATCGATTGAGAGCGGCGACTGGATGGAAGCGAAATTGGGGGAGAGCGCGAATTCCAGGGGCGGGGACACGATTGTCGGGAAGTGTTTCAATACCTGTCGGCATGAAATATTGGAAGTCGTATTCGGATACGAAGTCTTGGATTGCCTTGAGGTTGCCATCTGTTGAGGATAGACGGTAAGTTTCAAGAAGCTCACGATATTTTTCATGAGGTTGGAAAGACTCAGTGTCGAAGTTGACGTCTGATACGACGGGAGGGATGTCGTAGGGAGGGATCTGATAATGAGGCATAGAGAAAACGATAAGGCGCGCGGTTAGCAGTTGCTGTTTGCGTGTAGCTTTGTT